TCCAAGTAGGGAATAAATTTGGCCAAGGAAGGCCCAAAGGTAGCAAGAACACGCTCCCAGTAATTCGGGATAAGCTCTTCCGGATACTGTTGCGTCGGATACAGCACGACAATAAGTTGGAAACTGTTGATACAGCTACACTTATAAAGTTTTGTCAGGCGTGTCTACCGAAGGATATGAGTTTGAGCCTGAACAAAGATCCAAATATCACGTACATATCCAACGTACCCCGGCCGGCAATCACCGAAGCCAACCATCCGGAGGTGGCAAAAGAGAATAATGAATACCTATGCATAAATCAGGCTAGCGATAACGATGTCAACCCGGCAGTTGATGGTGATGATGATACACAAGTCGTTGATACTACTATAGTTAAAGAGGTTATTGCGTCTCAGTAGCAAGTTAACATTTTGTATATTATAGGAAGTAGGATGGATATTAGACAGATAGAGCATATACAAGGTATTATAGATAGGATCGACGCCGAGCGTGATGCGATCGCCAGGGCCCGGGCCATATATTATGCGAAGCGTATGGCGAATGGGTCCCATACAATTGTAGAAGGTAGTACCGGCGAAAGCAAATCTCCCACATTTTCGACCCCAGGAGGTATCACCTAATTTTATGGAATTCAAAAGTACCTACACTCCCACTCCCACCCAGGCCATAGCACATAGTGCTTCCAATCGTTATAAGTTGTTTGGTGGCGCGATGGGAGGGGGCAAGACCCGGTGGCTATGCGAGGAGGCCAAGGAGCTTTCGTTGGCTTATCCAGGCAATCGGGGTGTGATGTGTAGGTATCACCTCAGCGACTTCAAGAACTCGACGCTGAAGTGTATTGAGGAGTGTTTTCCGTCGGAGATAATTGCGAGTCATAATCTTGCGGAGCATACGATTAGGTTGGTGAATGGCAGTGAGATTATTTATATGGGGATGAGTGAGGCGGAGAATGTGAGTAAGCTGAAGTCGATGGAGCTGGGGTGGTTTGCGCTGGATGAGGCGAGTGAGATTCCGAAGGAAAATTTTTTGTTGTTTCAGTCGAGGTTGAGGAGGAGGGTGGCTAGTGGGGCGTTTCCGCCGTTCTTTGGGTTGTTGGCGAGTAACCCGGCGGATTGTTGGCTGAAGGATATGTTTGTGTATAACAGTAATCCGGATTATAAATTTATTCCGAGTTTGCCGAAGGATAATCCGTTTTTGCCGAGTGATTATGAGGCGAAGTTAAGAGAGTCGTATCCGGAGGATTGGGTGAAGATTTTTTTGGAGGGGTCGTGGGATGAGTTGACGAGTGGCAAGGCGGTGATTCCCGGGGATTGGATTCGCAGGGCGGTGAATGCGGAGATTGAGATTGAGGAGAAAAGGGTGGTGGCGGCCGATATTGCGAGGTTCGGGGATGATGAGATTGTGATTGATTATTTGGTTGGCAACCGGCTTGTGGATCAGGATGTGAGTAATAAACAATCCTTAATGGAGACGGTGGGGCGGATTATAAATAAGAGGAAGAATTATAGTGCTGGGATGTTAGTGGTTGATGATGCTGCACTTGGGGGTGGGGTGACGGATAGGTTGAGGGAGATGGATGAGAGAGTGTTGGCGGTGAATGGTGGCGAGAAGGCGGTGGATTCCGAGAAGTTTGCCAACCTGAAGTCTGAGATTTGGTGGTATGCCCGGGAGCTTTTTGAGAAAGGTAGAGTTTCTATTATTAATGATCCTTTGTTGATTAGGCAGCTCGGGGCGGTGGAACATTCATATAGATCGAACGGGAAGATTGTTATAGAGCCTAAAGATGCGGTGAAGACGAGGCTGGGAAGGTCTCCGGATAGGGCTGATGCTTTTATTCTTGGGTTGTGGGGTGCGAAGAATATGAGGGATCCGGCTAAGGATTTTAGTAGGGCGAAATTTAATGTGCTTAATCAGTTGCATGAAGTTAATCCTTATGGCTGGAGATACCATGACGAATCGAGAGGGGAATACCTATGGCAGTAGATAATGCAGATAAACCTAATATTAAGGATCAGTCATTAGATCCGGACTTTTCGCAGAAGTATTTGAAGTTTATAAATGATCTGCGCGGCAAGACTAATATTGATTCGATGGACAAGCAGACCTGGAAGAATAAGATGGTCATTGCTTGTAACCAGCGGCTTGGTGTTAAGAGGTATACCAGCTTTCCTTATCCCGGTGCCCCGGATATTCCGCTTCCTGAAACTGATAAGATTATTAAGAAGTCGTTGCCCAACTTGGTTTTGTCGGCCTGGTCACCTAAGAAGATGTGCAGAGTTGGCATAAAGGATGGCATTCAAGCGACCCCTGAGCTTGAAGAGAAAGCTAGGAAAGCAGAATCTGTAATGAATATGTTTCTGCGCTCTCCTGATATGGATTGGTTCAAGAAGTTGATGTTGGCTGCGGATAACCGTAAACAGTATGGCCATTGCATATTTAAGATTGGGGAGAAGTTTGAGTGCAGGATTATTTCTAAGGTTATTGATTTGAGTGATTTTGATGAAGAGACTGTTGCTGCTTTGAAGCAGTTATCCAAGGCAGAGAAGGTGGCTTTCCTTGCTGAAAGATATAATCTTGATCCAGAGGATGCTGATGAGAGTAAAATAATTGACGATATCATAAAGCAGTTTATGGCTGGTAACGAAATTATTGAGTTTGAGGTTTATGAATATAAATCCCTTCCTTGCATTGAAATAATTGATCCTACCAAGATAACTGTTCCTTCCTATACACAGGATATAAATGATGCGGTCCGAATCAAAGAAGAGTTCTTCCTTCCTAGGCACGTGATTGAGCAGTTGATTGAGAAAGAGATATTCCTTAAGAAGGATCTTGAAGAGATTCCTTATTGGGCTGGAGGCGAGCAAGACATAGTAAATACAACTAAGGCAAGGAATGAGGGTATAGCTGATAATGCCTCAAGGACAGACCTGTATCGCATGGAGATGATTTCCTGCTGGTATAAGGAAAAGGAATCTGATGTTTCATATAGGAAAGTATTTACCTTCTTTGCTGATGTGGCTGATCCGGAAAGAGCTCTGGCGCAGGACATTGATTTCCCATTTGAGTTTAAGGGATGGTTCTATGAGAAGGATGATAATGAGATAAAAGACTCAAGATACTTTGCTTCTCGTGGCGTTCCTGAGCAGATACGTGCTATGCAGGAGATCATGGAGCGGTGTATTAACAACAAGATAATCCGGGACGAAATGAGCAATACTCCCATGTGGGAAGTGTTGGATACTTCTCAGATTATGGACGCTCATGTGAGAATGATTCCTGGAGCCAAGCTTCCGGTAAGGCAATTAGGTGCAGAAATCAAGCAGTTGAGCGAATATCCGAAACCGGATCCGAACTCAACCGAGATAATGGGAATCTTAAAGGCTTATACTGAAGAATATCTTGCAGTCTCTGATCAGTTATTCCGCAATGCCACTAATGCCGGCGGTGGCAAGACTCTTGGTGAGATTCAGGTAGGCATCCAGCATAACTCTGGTCCATTGAATCTTGAGGTAATATCGTGGAATGAAACGCTCTCTCGCGTATACCAGAAGATGTTCTATGTTTTGCAGGAGAGGCTTGGCGACAGTATTTACGTTGATGGTCAGGAAGTAACCAGAGAAGATTTCAATTTCCCTGCCACAGTCAAGTCTAATGGTGATTTAGAGATTGCGAATGAAGCACTAGCTACTCAGAAAGCACAGATGAGGCTTCAGGTTATCATGAATCCTGGACTCGCAGATATAGTCAACTCCGAAGATAGATACAACGCTTTGAAAGATTGGCTAGAAAAGGATGGCGTTAAGGATCCTGATCTATTCTGCACCAATCCTGTTGAAATGGCTCAGCAGCAGATTGTCCAGCTTCAACAGCAGATTCAGCAGATGCAAATGCAATTGGCTGGTATGCAGGAGGCTAACAAGCAAGGCATCAAGGATCAGCAGAATCTTAAGGATGAGAATAAAGAGTTAGAGGCAATACAGGAGAACAATGTCGAAAACATACAGGAGACCGCAAGTACTGCTATGGCCGCAGGTCAAGCAGCAGGTATCCCAATGAGGATGATGTAATGAGCTATTCGCCCGAGACATACAACAAGTTGATTGATGAAGAGCAGAAGAAGGTATCTACGCAGATAGCGGTTTGTGAGAAGGTAGTTGATCTATTGGCTTCTCCTGGCTGGAGAGATGTGGTTGATCCTATAATAGAGCGTACTATTATTGATGTAGTAGGCGGAAAGATAGGGGATGTCTGGGTTTCCGGAAAACTTGATAGGGCTAAGAAAGAAGAACGCCGCGAGTTTTATATTGGATACAAACAGGCGCTGATAGATCTACATTCCAGGATTATGTTCCACAAGCAGCAGCTTGATATATTAAGAACTAAGATGCAGCAGATTATTGAGGATAAGCAAGAGAGATACAGGGTTCCTCTTGTTGATGAGACTAGATATAAGGTGGAGGGTTAAATGCCATTACTCAAGGGTGCGAAGAACATCGGGAAAAATATTAAAATGGAAATGAAACATGGCAAGTCGCACAAACAGTCTATTGCCATAGCGCTTGCCGCAGCAGGAAAGAGCAAAAAGAAATGAGTTTTCCGAAGTCAGGGATGAGATACGCTGATGTAGTTAGTAGGATAAAGAGGATCCAGAGAAACGGTGGTCATCCTCAAGCAAAAGAGAATCTAATAAAGTCTTTGAAAAATCAATGCCGACTCGCGGAAGGTGAACGGGCCCTTAAAGAAATCGAGCGCGAATGCGCACCTGAAAACAGCGTTCATTCCTTCTCGGGAGTCGGCAATAAACAAATAGGCTGGGGAGAGGGGAAGAAGTTAGGCTCCGGTCGTTGGAAATTTGATAATGGTAAGTGGGAGAAAGTAGAATAGATTTTATAGGTCCTGC